TACACCAAACGAAGGCTTTAGTTGTGCTTTCATAGCAGTAAGAAAGAGGGCGTAATATGAAGACACATACAAGCGAATTTAAAGAAAAAATCAAAGAGTTTGGTAGAGAACTAGAC